CTGTGCTTCATTGAGACGATCAACCATCTCTTGCAGACGGTTACGTTCGTCCACCAGTTTGCCTGCATCCACTGTACTAACGGTGCCACGGCTTGATTCAATAAGGTCACGAACATCAAGCTCACGCTGATATAGCTCTTCAGTGCCTGCCAGGCGTGCCTTCAATAGCCCGATCTCATCATTAACGCCGCGTAATGCCCCAGCCCTTGTATCAGCAATATCCTGTTCTGCCTGCAGCTGATCTTCCTTAATCCCAGCAATATCTTTTTCATACTGCACCTGAGACTGCGTTAGCTCTTCTCTTGCCTTGAGATAAGTGTTCCTTAGCGTTTCGTCATTAGCATTATCTTTGAGCAGGTTATTGAGTTCTTTTGCTGCTGCAACACGTATCTGTTGATCACGGCTACGGCGTTGTTGCATCGCAAGCTCCAGTGGTTCCTGTTCCCGCAGCGCACGGGTGCGTTGTTGCTCGATGGCAAGATTTTGCTGTGAGGCACGCAGCATCTCTTGCGGATCGGGCATCGTTGCGATGGGGCCTGCACCTGTTGCGATAGCAGGACCAGTGGCAGGCGCACCACCGAAGATATCCCTGATGGCACCACGTACCCTCTCGGACAGCATGTTCGTGCCCGATCGGCTATCAGGCAACCCAAAATTACTCAGGTTTGGGTAGGCAGGAATGTCGATTGCTTGGTTACTGCCGTGATAACCAGGATCACCAGGACGGTAAGTAGAACCGATCGTGAATCCACGCTTTTGCAGCTCCCTTATTGCATAGTCACGATCCGACTTATTGCTAAATGCAATATGATCGTGATACAGGGAATAGTCGTGATCTTTCCTGTAGGAACTACCTGCACGTGGATCTCCCGTGATGTACTCAATAACCGCAGGGGTGTTTGATAGATCATTGCGTGCCACTGCTCGATCCCTTGCAGCAACGCCAGCACCGCTCCCAGCCCCGCCTGTACGTCCACCCGTCAGCGGTGGTGGCGTCGTTGGTCTAGGACTTCCTGTGCTGCCCTGGACGCCAACAGGGAAGCGCTCAAAATTACCACCATATTTTAATGCATTATCAACAAGACTATTCAATACGTCGTTGTAAACCTTGCGGTAAAACTTTTGCGCTTCAGGATTGGTACTGACTTGTGCATCAAACGTAAATTCAGGGCCACGTATCCCGAACTGCCTGCGTGTTGACGCAACAGCTTGTTGCCGCGCAGACTGCCTAAAATCAGGGATTCTCTCTTGTATTGATCCTGCGTTTGTGGCGACATTCAGCAATCGTTGAACTGCATTTGTTGCATTAATAGCCTTTGTCAATACAGCATCAATGGCAGGCGTCAATACCTGGCCAATAGCTCTTGCTATTTGCTCAATGCCATCTTGTAACGTGCTTAACTTGCCCGCAAGCGTGTCTGACTGGGCAATGGCACCATCGGCATATTTGCCGCCAGCATCTGTCAGTTCTTGAATTGCAAACTGGACAGCTTCAGCTGATATTTTCCCCTTTTCTAATGCCTTCTGGAACTCTTCGCCCGTCAGGTTATATTGCTTCCTAAGCTGCTCCGCTAATGCAACACCCCGCTCCTGGAACTGCAATAGTTCCTCGCCTTGCAGCCTGCCTTTTGCTACAACTTGGCCATAAGCGGTAGCCACACCAGCCAGCTCCGCCCCAGTAGCACCTGAAACATCAGCAAGCTGCTTAGTTACATCAACAACGTTTTCCGCTGCAACACCAAATGCCGTCAGGCGTTTAGCCGTATCAATCAGTTCTGTACTGGTGAACGGTGTTACAGCGCCAACTTGCTGCAATTCCTTGATAATGTCCTTAGCTTGCTCAAGTGAGCCAGTAAGCACCTTCAGGCTTCTAACCTGAGTTTCCAGCTCTGCGGTTTTGACAAAAACAAACTGTGCCGTGCGTAAAGACGCTAACGCAGCAAGCAATGGCGCAATAGATGCTTGCAGAGCAGAAAATCCCGCTGATGCCGTCCTGGCGGCTCTACCTGCACTCTGAACTGATCGCCCCGCAGTTTGCGCTGATCTATCTACACCCTTGAATGGATCACTGAATGATGGAGACCGGAAATTCCTTTCCAGTTGTTTGACCTTGCTCTCAAATTGATTTAGCCCACGCCCTACCGGTTTGAACTCCAGCCCGACTGTATAGGTTGTCGTCACTGGGCTGGAGTCGTCCGTTCACCGCAGTCTACCGCTGCCCGCGTTCGCGGTCTTCTGCCTCCATCTTGTAAAACGCAGACCAGCACAACAGCTCCTCATCCGTGATGTGATCCATAAGGTCCATCACCGTATAGTGCAGCTCCCGCGCCAGCTGGAAGATAAACCGCGCCTCAGGCAGTTTCCTCATCTCCTGCGCTAGTGCTTTTCATGCTTGCACCAGGCGCCTCCACAGGACGAAAAATCTCAAGCTGTAATGCCACCAGATCTTCCTCAAGGATCTCCTCCTCAAGATCATGGGCCATACCTTGGGTGAACAGCCTGTTGCCGTTAGCATCCTGTGCCTTGGCGATCAATAGCTGCAGCGCCACAGCAGACGCATCATCAGTCCCTGCTGCTTCCCGTGCCCGTCGTCGTTGCCCTGCTGTCATCGGTGACAGGTAAAACTCAATCTCATTGCCGTCCACAAGGGTGATGACATGCTTGCTTGGCTTTAACCCTGCTGCTGATGCCAGCAGCTTGCCCATCACCGAATTGGCGGCAGGTTTTGAAATCTCAGCAAGACTACGTTGACCCTTTGATGCGACAGGCATAAAAACCCCAAGACTGCGCGTATCTTAAAGCATGAAAAAACCCCGTCCGTAGACGGGGCGGGATTGTCCACAACTCAATCTGAGCTTACACCAGCGAGATTGTGAACAGGTGGGACGGGACGTCAGACAAGCTGAAGTTGAGCGTACCTGTAACAATGTCGGTCGTATTGACCGTCATGTCAAAACCCTCAATCGAGATCGGACCCTCGATATAAGAGCTGTTCACGTCATCAGGTGCATCACCTGCCTCATTGGCGACAAGGCTGACATACAGCTTGACCCAGGCACCATCCTGAGATTTCAGCATGGAGTTAGCCAGCAGCCTGTTGGCAATGCTGGTTGTATCCCTGCTGAATTGAACCTCCATGGACCCTGTACCGTCTGCGTACCCAGGTTGATAGGTGCGGAAGGACGTGTACTTCGTCGATTCAGTGCTGATGCGGCAAGGGATGCTTGTCGTCTCCTGACGATCCCTGGTGGTGTTCAGGGTCCAGGATCGGACATTACAAACCCCCTCATAACTGGCGTACTGAATGTTGATGTGCGTACCAGGAGTGTCCTTGTAGGACGATCCTGGAGCACTCACCGTATCCACAGTCAAGACGAACCCTGATCCGCCCTGGTTGCCCAGGTCACGATCAGACGCGGACAGCGTGTCTAATGCTGTGTAGTCTTGACCGCCATCAATCAACGTGACATCGGTGACGACGCCACTGCTGACGGTGATGTCTGCCTTGGCATTGACGCCAGTGCCACCCGTCAGCATCACTGACTTGTAAACCCCTGACAGGTAGCCCGTACCGCCGTCGGTGATCGAATGAGTCAGGATGACGCCACCGATCTGCACACCACCATCACCGTTCAGCGTGACGGGAGTGCCGCTGGACAGGATCTGAATGGTGGTACGGCCAACTTCGCCAATGGTGTAGGTAGCACCATCGGTAAGACCAGAATCCAGGGTTGCGGCGGTGCCGTTGATGGTCTCCTCACGGAAGATCACCTGGTCGCCAGCGCGGAAATCATGGGTGGGCGGAACCGTGACACGATCGCCAGCAGGAAAATCAGCATTGTCCAGAAGACAATGCTCAGTACCAGCGGGACGAAAAAATACGGCGCCATCTTGCCCTGAGATTACAACATTGCTGCAATTCACAGGCATTTGATAATACCTCCAAGAAAACTATGGGATGAATGGGGGCATTGGGGACGATGGGGGCATCCCCGCAATCTAAACCCTTGCGGTGAATCTGCAGTTGACCGTTGTCGCCATGTGGACGGGACTTAGCTGGGATGGATAATGCAACGGCCCCTCCCTGAGACTGGTATTAAAGTGAATCGGATCTTTCCAGCTATCCTTATTTGCGCTGCACCATGCCGTAAGCACTGATTGAGCGTAACGTTCTGGTGTACGTGATCCTGTTTGTCGTGGGCTGTAAATTGTGACGATACAAGTGCCAACGATACGCTCCATCGGCTCGCAGCCTATTACGTCTTCGCTGTTCTCAGGGAAGCTGATTGTTATTGTTGCCCATGGCTGCTTGCTGTAGGGCGGCTCCTGATAGGCGTTGTCAAGGAAGATGTTGGATGAGCTGAACCCTTCAGCTACTAACGCATTACGCGTCAGCGTTTCAATGGGACCACGGACGTCCTGATAAGTTGCCATCACAGATCAAAGCGACGTTTAATTGTTTGCGCCGCTGCCTCCTGAATCTTCGGGATCCTACTGTCACGAAAGTTAATAAACCAGTTGGGATCGACGCGGGAGCTTTCCCCTTTACCAATCTTCTTAGATCGTGGGGTGGGACCCCACGATGGCGGCAGGTTTTCGCCTAGCGCCACAGGCTTGGCATAGGGCAGATTATTGACAAGGAAGTAAACCGATCCAGGATTAACCCGTAGCTGCTTGGCATCAGCCCTGGGTGCGCTTGCTCCTTCTGGTGCGGTCTCACCGCTGGGGCTGCCTTCAGACGCGAACCAGCTCGCCCTGAATCGTCCACTCTGCACAGGCGAGATCTTGATCAGCTCAACCTGTGCTGTGATGACCGTTTCCTTCAGCGTCTCGGCTTCTGCCTGCCGCAGGTAATTTGCCAGTTTCTTCGCGTCCGTAAACCTAGGCATCGCTCAGCACTCCAACGTTGCCTTAAAGCCATAATTATCCCCACCAGAGCCGTAAAACGGCTTGATTGCCACCACCCGCCATCTACGGCTTAAATACTCCACCTCATCATCCAGATCAGGTTCAATCGGCAGGCTCGTCGAATCAAACCATATTTCCACCATCCGATGCGACAGGATCCCTGCACCCTGTGGCGTATCCCTCAGCTCATTCCATCGCTTGACAACAGCTCCGCCGCAGCCGATTAGCGTCTCGCTCCAGTTCACGTCACCAGTCTCAGGGTCGTAGCCGCCAGATTCCATCAGGATCTCAGTGACACCATCCTCTTCGAGCAATGGATCGCCTGTCTCCTCAAGGATTGGCCCGCCAACACCCCCGAATAGGCGACGCTGAACCCAGGTCACCTCCGTCTCACGGAAGGCTGAAACCAGCGTTGCCGCTAGCGGTTTGGCCCATGCGGTCTGTGGAGATGCCAGAATGTCAGCCCTCCGACGGCACTGCATGGAGTTTAAACCAATCCCAAATGTCCCCTGGGAAGCTGCGGCTGACGGCACCATCAGGAAGCGCGTCTACACACGAAGCAGGGGACGGCCCGGAGGGGGCAGGATCATCAAAGGCGCCGTCAACAAATACGGCTATCTTCAGAGCGCAACGCTCTGTCTAGACGGAATCCGCCGTAACCTTTTGCTACACCGCTGCGTAGCTGCTGCTTGGATAGGTGAAAGCGATCTGCAGGTAAACCACATGAACGGCGACAAGACCGACAACCGCGCCGAGAACCTGGAGTACGTCAGCGCAAAAGAGAACACCGACCACGCCAACAAGATCGGGCTGCGCCAGCACAAGATGGGCGACAGAGACAGGGATGAGATCCAGCGAATGAAAGGCTGCGGGTTCTCTCAAAGCTTCCTTGCCAGCCTCTACGGCGTGAGCCAATCCCATGTCAGCAGGATCTGCAGAAACAAGCCCCGCTAACACCTCGACAACAGGGCAGCGTTCCCCACCCGTGTCGCCAGCCAGCAGCCAAGCGTGTCTACCAACCATGGGAACCGCTGCAACGTCAACGGAGCTGATGTACCAACCTTCTCTCCTGCCTGAAAAAATTCTTGCTCTAAATCCCCCAGCTTTTGACGCTTCACGGGACCCGTTGTCTCCATGAAATCGATCGTCGTCAAAGGACTGGCATACATTGCATAGGCCAGATACACCGTGCTTTCCATGATCGGCACAGGAATGATCTCACAAGTAGCTTTCGTGCCACGACAGGAATAATTCTTGACAGGATGCGCTAACGCTTGATCTGGTGTGCAATCACAACGATCACCGTACCAGTCAAGATATTGAAGGTTACGAGTGGCGCTGATTAAATACAGCTCCTTTTCTGCGTCCGTCATCTTGTTCCATTCAGCACCCCAGCTCGCGCTATTGGCAAATTCATTCGCCCATTCAAGGGTCACGTAGCTGTTGGAAGCAGGGCCACCAATGGTTGCATCGAGGACTGGCGGCGCCATACTCCAGCTGGGGGATCTGATCTAAGTCTACAGCGCATGAAAAAGCCCGCACTGGCGGCTGCACAGGCGGGCTTCTGATCTGGGGAGATCAGCTTTACTCTACGGGTTCACGCCACCGAAGGGGCTGTTCACCACCAGGCGGACGCAAGGCACAAGTTTGTGCCCATCGTTGCCTGTATAGGCCAGGCTCCAGTTAGAACCCAACGCCAGAGCAGTGTTGTCTGGGTTGTCAGTGCTGGCGGCCCATGAGGTGCCAAGCACGTGATAGCTGTGGTGATAGTGGACCACGATCTCGTTCTGCAGGGAACTGATGTTCCGTCCAGTTTCGATCTGCAGCCCCACCTGATCCGCCTGACCGACGGCACCAGGGCCCATCAGGTAGCAAACAAAGCCCTGAGCGTTCCCCGCACCGCCAAGCCCACTGGGGAGTTGCGAATCAACGATGACGTTCAGGCCAGCGAAGGTGCCAACTTGAGTGTTGGAGACACCGACGCCACCACCACCCCAAGTCACGGCGCCTTGGGCACTTAACGCAGACGTGGAGAAGGTGAGCATCCCGACCTGCTCCATGTAGGCCGCCACCAGGGGGGGGACAGCCAACGTGGTCAGCGACTGACCGCGCTCTCCCAACAGGTACTTAGCCTCAGTGACACTACTAGCGGTGAGATAG